GCCTAAACTATTTATTTAATTGCCTATTTACTTTGCCGTGTTATCGCCTGTTTAAAAAGTAACCATTTAATTATTGATTCCTTTGTTTATTATATATTCACTAAGTCAGTTTGTTTCAGACTACATGAATATTTTTATCTATTATTGCAGTTATATCGTTTTCACGTAAACTAAATACAGTATTACCATCATATTTAAATTCAGTACCTGCCAAATCATGAAAAAGAACCTTTATACCTATTTGGTATTCTTTATCTTCTACACCATCACCTACACCAATGATCATTCCTGAATATGGTGGCGCATACATACCGTCTTGTTTGACTAAAAGTATACTACCTTTTCTATCTGGTTGTTCGTCCTTTTTTAAAAATATTCTATTCCCTAGAGGTTTTAACATATTATTTTAAATTTAATTAGTGTAAAGCTGAAACAAACTCCACTAGTTGCAATATAATTTTTAACTATTGAATTGAAGAATAGTATCTAATTGCTAGTTGTTTGCTTAAAGTATAAGTTGATGCATTAAATGATTCAGCTTCAAAGTAACAATGATTCATCTTATTTGATTATTTAGAATAAAGTAAATGTTAGCTAATTTCGTTATCATATTTGTACTTTAAAAATTCGGCTATTTTATTTCTTGATCAACTTGTAAACATTTTATGAGAAAGTAACTATCTACCAAATCGTCTATTGGTTTAGGAATCTTTTCGCTGAAGTCTTTTCCTTGTGTCCATTTCCAGAGTTTAGTTGATCTTAAGTTCTTATCATTAAGTACATCATCTTGGAATGCTTTAGCCATATAGTGTTTGTTTGCATTTCCTTTACCTGCTAGTTTCTTTACATGAGATGGTTGGAATACAGACAGATTTTCAGTAGAGTACTTATCTATTAGTTCCTTTCTTAAAAAAGTATTATATTGAATAATATCTATAAATGAATTACCTTTGGATCCATATGAAAATCCTTCAAGTGCTACTGATATATTTTCACCTTCAAACAGTGTAGAGAAAATGTTAACCATTAGTGAGCTAATGTTACCAGCGTCTTTTAATTTCTGTCGCTCTCTGGGTAAAAACTCTTTGCTTGTTACATCTCGGTTATATGGAAATCCTAGTATTGCTGAATCATCCATTAATTCTTTATGTATACTAAATGCTTTTGGTATCTTTTTCCCTTCATCATCCCATATACGATTTCCATAATTAAAAAAAGTTATAAAGTGATACTGCCCGTCATCTGTTTGTACACATACACCTGGGCTATTGAGTGAAAAGTCAATTCCTATATTAATCATATTGTTTATATTCTCTTACCAAGAACTGCACCTAGCGCAGCACCGACAAGACGTGAAGTCATTAAATCATATAAAGCACCCTTTTGGATTCCTAAGACTTTAGCAATTGCTTTACCTACAGTTTTACCTAATGCAAATCCAGCAAGACCACCAAATATACTTCCCAAGATACCTTCGTTTACAATTTCTTCTACAACGGTTTCTAGATCTTTACCATTCTTGTGCTCTTCCATAATTCTTTCAACTGCCATATCAATAGCAGCATCCTGTTCTTCTGTTAAATCATGAGATTCATTTAGTAAACTTTGGATATCAAAAGTTTCGTTTTGAGTTTCTGTTAAATAGTCTTTAAAGGTTTTCATTTTGAGTTCTTTATTTGTTTATATATTAGGATACGTTAACTACTACATCTAAGATGTTATATGTAAATTCCATATCAAAAGTTTGGAATTCAACAGTGTTACTTGAGAAGTTTAAATCTAATGCACCTATATTTTTTATAAACATATCTTTTAATTGCACAGTTACAAATACATTTCCTTCTGCATCTAACATTTGTACACCAACACCCTCTGGTAAATATGGATGCTTACCGCTTAGTTTATAGTAATAATCAAACATTTCAACAGCCATCCAATAATTAACGTAACCATCAAATGCTTGCATTGTAACAGTTAGTGATTTATCAAATAATTGCTGCGTAGGTATACTTGATCTAAATGATCGTGTATTACCAGGATAGTCTGTCTGTTGTACAGGATCAAATGACGGGCCAGGTAAATTAATAGACTGTATTCCATAATTCCAATAATCAATAGGTTCTTTTATCAACCCACCAGGTATTCTTGTTAAGAATGGTTTATACTTCTTAGCAATTTCCTTAGGAATAAAGTTCCTTGGGAAATCAAATTTAAACTGGTTATTTCTAGCACTTAATATCATATCTTATTTGTCAAATTTGTCAAAATTACCTCCATTAGGATCCCTAGGCATAGTTACACTATTTTTACCAACTGAGTATTGTTGTAAATTCTTTGCAGCTTGCCTGAAGAAATTCTGTTTTCTGTATTTGTTTTGCATACCACCACTACTATATCGTAATGCTTGCTTCTGTTGTCTTATCATAAGCTGTGCAGCTGCTAATGCCTGTGCTGATTTTGCTCGCCTTGCAATTTCCTCAACTTGAGACGACTTAATATCCCCAGCCAGTTCTGCATTAATATTTGTTAATTCTTCATTACTTGAGGTTAGCGCCTGTACTGCTATTATGTTCTCCTCATATAGCGTCTTATAATCCTCAGCCCTAAGCCTTTCTTTATCGGCTATCGTTTTCTGTTTCGCAAGTTCTCTGCTATATGCTAACCTCTGTTCTTCTATTTGTGAAGTTAGTGTTATTCTATTAGCATCCTTGTAAGCTAACCACATACCTTGATACACAATAGATTCGTCTGATACTGAACCATCACTAGCATCAACCATCTTAGTAGAGATATAAAAATTGTTATTATCTAAAGCTAAAATCTTTTTACTATCAGATTTAGTAATTCTAAACAGTACCTCTCCTCTTGATGTATCAACCTCTTGTACTTGTGTATGGTTTTTTACAGCTATCTCATCAGCAGATCCAATAAAGTTTATATAAACATCACCAACGTTACTTAAATCAATTGGTGTGTCTTCACCATCAACTTCATCAAATAAAGTAAAAAGAAAATAATCATCAAATGGTGATATTCGTATTGTACCGTCACCTTGTGGTAATGGTGTTTCATTAACTGATAAGTTGACAAATCTCTGGAAGTATTCCTTCTCGGTTGCTGTTAAAGATATGTTAGTTTGTATAGCCATGGGTTAACTTATTTTTGGTTTGCCTTGTACTGTATTGTTTGCAGTTCCAAAACTATCCGATTCTTGATTTTCTTCTGTTATAGTTTGTACTTTAACTGGCGATATCGCAGCTTTGACTTTAAGTCTATCTCTGAAGCTAGTTACATATTTAGTTTTCACAACTAACTGTGCCGCTATTTGTTCAGATGTATTAGCATTAGTATCAGCAGGTGCGGCTGTGCCTATCACTAACTGTTTTCCTGTGTCGTTATTAATTTGATTATAAACATTAGCAACTGTTGGTACTACTCCTAAGTTTATCTGTAACATTTGTCTACCATATTTCTGAGTAGCAAATGATGTTAGTTTTGCATTTTTAATTATTTGTGTAGCATCAGCTTTGTTATATAATCGTAATACATAATTAATTGAAAAAGAAACTGCGGTGTTTGCATTTTTAATAATAGGCCTAAATAAAATAGGCTCGTCAAAATCACTTGTCTGTGTGTATACTTGAAAACTTGTTTGTGAAAATACAGTACCTACTTGTTCAGTAACACTCACTTCATGAAATACTACATAATCACCTTGCCCGGTTGTATTTAAAGTATTAATAAAGTTACTAAAAGAAGATCCAGCAACTTGGCCTGATAATTCAAAATAATCGCCGTTTGTTGATTGGATTACTTGTGCATATAAGTTATCATAAATATCTCTGTTTAGTATAGAAGCAGAATTAATTTCCTGCATCTCGTAATAGCTGTATGCATTCTCTGTAATAGTTTGGTAAATTCCACTAGCTCTTAATGTAATTGGTGGTGTACCTAAGAATCCCTGTCCTGAAGTTATCTTATATCCGATCTCGTTCGGTATTGTTGCATCAAAAGCATTATTCATAAAGAACAACGCAGGAACTCTCCATTCAATATAAGTTGCATATAGCTTATCTCCTAAAAGCAAAGGATCTGCTGCAAATTGTGGTGTATCATTTTTAAGGAAGTTAATAGACGCAAGGTTTAGCATTACACCATCTCTTCTCGGTGCTAGCACTTCAAATACAATACCATCAAATTCTTGAAAACTAAACCCTGCTACGAAATGAACTTTGACTTTATCATAAGCAATATCTACGTTAGGACTGAATGTCTGTAAAAGAAGTCCACTGTCTGTTAGCTCTGGGCTATAATCATTATATGGAACCCCTATGCTTGTATCTAATGAAACATATTGGGTTTTGTTTTTGTTATTTGAAACGGCAGCCCCGTCTCTATCATTACCCATTATAGCATTGACAGTATCAGTATTAAAGAAATAAGTTCCTTTAGTGTTTAGATCCCTCATAAGCTCGATCGGGTAATCAGCAGTATTAAACTCTGTTGGTGCGGACTGACTAGTATAGATATACTCTATAAGTATTTGATCCGATAATTGTATAAACCTTGATGATTCCATTATATTCTATTTATTTACCACTGTAAAAGCTTTGGGTTCCATGAAAGTCCTATTCCAATATAAGGTGCGAATGTACCAGTACCAGTTACTCCCATTCCTATATTGATACCTAACCCAAACTGTTTTCTGTTTTGCATCTGTAAGCTTTTAAATGCTTTACTTTTCCTATCAATCATTATTCCTTCTGTGCTATTAAATATAGTTCCTGGATAGTCAGAAGTTAATTTAATAAATATTTCCTTAGTTTTTACATCTTGTGACAATGTAGCATCTAACCAAATATTTTGTTTTAGGCCAATCGTTGCAGTACCAAATGTTAAACTATCTATCGTGCTATATGGTAACTTGATATTAATAGACCTTGAGCTTTTAGCCCAATTACTATCAGAGCTAAAACTCAATATTGAATTGAAGCTAGTATTACCTTGAACTGTTATAGTATCTTTAGTTAGAACTGGCACCTCCACTATTTTTTCTTTTATTATAGTTTTGTATTTAATAATAGTAACAGGTGGCCTACCCTTTTCATATTCCAAACTATCTTTTAATTCTTCTAATGATAAACTTAAACCTTTAATCTCTCCAACAGATTCTCCATTAATATTAACATAATTTCGAATAGTATCGTTTGCTGCTACTAGATTATTTTGAAATCTAACAACTTCACCTTTCGCGTTCTCAGTTTCATTACACTGTCTCATTAATAAAAAGAAAAGCACAACCATGCCTCCTAGTAAAAACATCCTAGTGTTCTTTGGGTCGGTTATAATGCCAATAATATTTTTAATAATTAATATCATCCTATGTATTTAAGAAGCTTATGTGGCGTTACCTCAGCAGCTCCATATTTTTTTGCAATCTTTTCAATAAATTTAGTTTCTTTTCCTTTCATTGCATCTACTTCGGTAAAAAGTTCGTCTCTTTTCTTACCTAGGCTAGTGATACTCTTTTGCATTAAATCAAGAGAAAGTTGTATTTCTCTATATCTATTTACAAAACCGTTTAAATCTGTTATTTCTTTCTTTGTCATTTTTACTTTATTAAATTAAAAGTTATCATTCGGCGACTGTGATACTGGGTAGCCACCATTTAGGGTTATCCATTCATCGTAATAACCACTCGCAGTAGACATTATAGTCCAACCTCGCTGTACTTCAGTTGTAATAATTGTTGCGCTAGTGTTAAATGGATCTTGTTTATTCATGCCCTGTTGTCGCAGGATCCCGCCGTCCCATATCATATGATAAGTAGTTTCTCTTAATTCACCACGAACCGCAGGCACTGCATTTGATGTATCTCCTGTATCATATAAACGATAATTACTGGTACTTCCTGTTAATGGGTAAGTATATGGTGTTGAGCCATACCAGCTATTCCATGCACCTGTACCATAATTAGTTGCCCTACGTCGTGTTACTGGTATTTTAATTCTAATACGTCCATAGTTAGTTCTAAGATCGTAGATGGAAGGACCAACTCTCCCAGCTGATTGGAAGTGTAATACTTTAAGAATCAACTGCTGCCCAGGATATGAGCCTGTTGGGAAGTTGAAAACATGATTATATTGCCTTGTCGTTGTTATTGTAGAATTACCAGTAGGTATACCTGGGCCATAACCTAATGTTATAAAGGGAACATTCAAATCATCAGTAGTAGGCATTCCTGATATTGCATTAGGCCCTACCGATTGGTTAGTGTTCCAACCATAACTTACATAGTTAGCTGTTGGGCCATTACCACTAATAGGTGCAATATTAAGAGGACTCATATTTTTTGTACTATTTAACCCGTGATCTCTTTTATGTACTAGAGGTACTGCTAATCCTAATTTCCCTCTCCCTAACGTGATGTATTCGTTTGCACCTGGTGTTGTGCCATTTTGCACATCCCTAACAGTAAACTCTAAAGTATTATCATCAGGACCACCGTACGGTGAACTGAAACTATTACCACGTGAAGTATCCCACCCAGCTGTACTTTCATTACCCATGACAATACCAATAGATCCACCCGGTAGTGTTGTAGCATTAGCACCTGCTGTATATTGTCTATACCAAGTACTAGGTAGCATTGAACCAAAATCAAAGGATCCTACTCGTTCTAATATATTGTATGGTACTAATAAAGATCCTGTTGGATTAATAATATGCCCTACTGTTGCATCAGGTATATTGATTAAAGGCTGCCCGGTCGCATATGTTGTTGTTTGCCAACCAACATTCTGTATCTGTGGATAATTACCTGAACCGTTAAGGTAATCTAATTGTATCATAGGATTACTTGCGACATTGTCAATGTTATACAGCTTAATACTAGAATTTGATCCTATCAGCAATTTACCAACTTCGGATTTCTGTTGTATTTCAACGTTACCACCAGCAACACCCGTTGCATCTTGTGATATTGCAATTGCACCACCAGCACTTGATAATGATATATTACCAGTCTGTGTTGTTAATGCAATACTACCTAGTAGCGAACCTGGTATACTACCAACATTCGTTTTTAAATTTATATCACCACCTGAAGTAACCGCGAATGTATCTGATGCAACAAAGCTTGTTAAACCTGACAACACTTGAAATCTTCCAACGTTGGTGACTTGGCCAGTATTAGATAAATCAATAATACTTCCACCAGACTCAATTGTCGTAGTAGCAGATGCACCTAATGTAGATACTTTAAATTTATTAGTTTGTGTTTCGCCAGTCCCAACTTGTATCTCAAAATTTGAATTCTGACCATTCCAATGCTCGTCTTGGTTTGATCCAGTAGAGAAACTAATGGCACGCCCTGCTTCATAGCTTTGTGAACGTTTATCAGTAAGAACTTGATATCCTATTAAATTTTCTTGTGAGATTGGTGTAGTTGGACTCTTTGGGCTTCTTACAACTAATCTATCATCAATACTTAGATGTATATTGCTTAAGTTTCCAAAAGTCGATTGTTCATACTTGTCACCTGCATTGACCCCTCCACCGTGAAATGTTATCGAAGTTCCAGCCTGGTCTTTTTGGTGTAAAAATAGAGATGTGATGTCTGATGCTATAAACCCTGCTATTGGGCCAGGTACAATATATGCAGCTGTTAGCGGTATGAGCGGGTTTACCGCTATAGCGTCAGGTGGCACTCCCCCTATTAAAATAGAGGCTACACCTTCATTATCAGTATTGGCACCTCCACTAACTGATGGATCATATCCAAATGGTTGGTTGTATCTGGTGTTTTCACCTTGCAGATAATTGGGATGCCCAAAAGCTCCACCGAATCCTCCGCTTTGTCCAGCTGGGCCAATTGGCCCCATTAAATCTACATTACCTTGAAGCCAATTAGTTCCATCATATTCCCATACGTCACCTGCAAAATCTAAGTAAAAATCACCAGATAATAAATTAGGTGATACTATAATACTATTAGGATCTGTTACTGTTGTATTTGGGTCATCATACCATGTGCTTCCTTTTGGTCCCCTGCCACCAGCAGGACCAGTTGGACCAGGACCACCTATAGGGCCAGCCGGACCACCACCGTTAAGCATCAGCTGGTCAAAATTAAAGTTAGTCTTATCGACGAGTTGTGAAATAGTATCCGATGCTATTATTTCTTGTATAGTGATTGGCATTTCTTTCTGTTATTTTTTAACTATAGTAACACTGAATCCAAATGATTCTGAGAAACCTGTTCTTTTATTATATATTAGTCTTAAATCAAATGGGTTTGTATTCAAAGTTTTTGAAGCTATATTATTATTAATAGTTAATCCAGCACTACTTTTTTCTATATTAGTAAGCTCTGCGGTATCATAATCAGAACCACTCTTCGTACGGCTTGCTAAAGTATAAAAATCAATCTTTTCTATTTTATATAGTTTTAATATATTTTCTTTGATATATTGGTTGACATCATCATCTAAAGTTTCAAGATCACCCCACCCATATAATTTATTTATATACAATTCAAACTGAGCTTTTATTGGTGCAAACAAATATTCCATCAACCTTTTTTGATTAAGTAAATAAAACTCAATAGTTGGTGAAGATGGTACTTTTTTAATAGCCCTAATGTTTGCAGTACCTTTGCCTCTAATTACCTTTTTATTTATAGTAACTGATGGTGTATCTTGATACATAAAAGTTCCTTTTATTAAATCAGTTTGTTTAATTGCAGCCCTAACAAATGGATCTGCCTCGAAAGTTTCAAGTATTATAGTTTCAGGAACTTTTAGATATTTAGAACCAAAGAACGACTTTCTTTCTTTCATTGATCTGGTCCCAATAATTTTTTCTGTTATTGACTTATCAATACTTTTGGTAAAGTAAGATGGATCCCAGTTAGAAGAAAACATATAAAAATCTTTATAAGTAATACCTATTTCATTAATTAATGGGTATAAACTAGGGAATGCACTTTCTTTAGATAGTTCTAATACCGTTGACGGATCTTGTTCATTTACTTTGTGGTAAAAGAAGTTGTGTATCTGTCCGAATTTAGGATCACTACTATTAAATTGTGAATTTTTATACTTGCATAATTCTAATACTTTTAATTTATATACTGAATCAGTTTGAGGATCATTAAAATCTAAATTCATATATGGATCTCTAAAAAACAAAGTTGGCAAAGCATACGGTGCATAATAACCTGCATGTCTAGCAATAGGAGTTATGTTAGGTATTTTTCGTAAAGATAAATCATATCCAACAACATCAGTTAAGTTAAACGCTGTAGGTTTAGCAGGATCTGGTAATACCCCAACATAAACAGATTTAAGAATATCAGATTGTGCTCTTAGGCTCACTGAAAATGTTTGTGCAAGCGTTCCGTCTGTGTTTTTAACCTGTTCACCAGATTCATTAATAGTTTCATAAATAACATTAGGGTTACCTATATTAACTGCATTAAAAATTTCACCAAAACTAATTGAGTTCAATCTATTTTGAAATTGAAGGTACCCATTATTCTGGATAGTATAAGTAGCAGATCTCAGTGCAGGTAGGCCTGGTGAAGATATAGGTGGATATATTGTGCTACCTCCCATTGTTAATTCGCTACATATAAGTTGTCTAGATGATACTATATTCTGAATACCAAAAATTACATATTCCACACCACTTATTATAAATTTTACCGGTGAATACCTACCATCCTGTAATACTCTTATATCATTTACAAAATCAGGTTGTACCCCAGTATCACTCTGCATTCCATTAATCGTATATAGTTGAGTTGCAGAATCATATGTGGAGGATGCTAAATTAATAGCACCCCTTAAAACACCGTCAGTATATTCATAATTACCATCTGAGTCAGTTAGTGGTTCGCAGTCAGCATTTACATCAAACGAACTATTTAAGGAATATAATGTAGTCCTATCTATAATAGGGTTTACACCACTATTTAAACAATCATCAGCATAATCTAATGAAATTAGCATCACGATAGTTTTCCATTTTTCATTTTTAATAAACTTTACTTGACTTTCTGGTTTATTTGGTAAATTAGGTACCAATATAGTAGAGAATCTATAATCATCAAACGAACAACCTGGTACATATGATAATGCTCTTGCATCAAAATCAGATTTCTGTTTGCCGATAGCTTTCTCCTTCACAGTAATTCTAACACCGCGCAAGAAAGTTTCTGCAAAATTATTTTTAGAACCACAACTAAATCTACCGTATCTCAATTGCCTATCAATCTCAGTGATACCATTAGTCGTAAATTTTTGTATAATAAAATAATCATTGAAATTATCCACAGTAACATCCTGAAATGTTCCTGGTACTAATGCTGTTCCTGTTACAGGATTTGCTGGTATATTATCAGTTGGCGCAATATCAATATAACTCCAAGAACTTTTAATAGCTGGCTGGCTAAAGTAAGTAGGAAACTCCGAAAGATAATACCACTCATGAGTAAAGCCACTTGCTTCTTGTACTAAGTCCCATCTAGATGGTGCAAAGTTATTAAGACCGAATGCTTGGTTAACATCTAATCTATATGGGTGGTTTCTCACATCTTTCCCATCATTTATCCATGCCCACTTATTGATGTATGGCGCAATTCTTGATATGTTGGCTTGTGAGGTCAGGAAGTTTTCTTCTAATCTATTATATTCACTGTTGATATACTCATCCGTTGGGTTTTCATCTTCAGCATCCCCAAGTAATCCAATAAGATTATAGAAGCCACCGTTATCATAAAAACTCCTTATCTGTGGATTTAGGCTTACACCCTCGTATGTCGGTGTAGCAGTTGTTCCTGTTATTTGATTATATTCAGCAGTCTCAAATGCTAGCTCACCTTCTTCACTATATAGTGTACTGTGAAAATCGAAGTCAAAGTCTCTGACATCAAAGAATGAAAATCTACCAAAGGATGGCTTATAGTCTGAGTATAAAGCTACTTGGTTGGATCTCGTAACCATTATTTGGTTGTCATTACAAGTTATGACTGCGTATTTATCGATATCAGTATACCCTATAACTTGTCCTGTTGTATTATAAATAGGTTCTTCAGTATATGGAACCCAGTCGCCAATGGTAGCATAACCACCTGTCGTTTGTATAAAATTTCCTTTAATAAATCTATCTTGATCACTGGCCTCTACTTTAAGTAAACTATTACTCACATCGTTTCCACCAACAAAGTTTTTAATGGGCGATGCTAATGTTGCAGTAGGGTGTGACTGTATTTGTGTAAGTTGTTCTGGGTAAGCAGCATCTAAACCAAAGCTTAGTTGGTTGAATCGTGAACCACTAAATCTTGATTTTACATAAACAGTATTATCATTAAACGTAGCTGTAAAAAATCTAACATTTTCTGATATTCCTGTATTGATTGCCGATGTTATTGCCTGTGCAACCTCTTGTGTGGTACCATTAGGATTAAAGAATTTTTCAAAAGACTTACCAGGAACTGGTGCAAGTATGCTATTAGCAAATATTTCACCTGTTAGATTTGTTGGTATATTAGGATCACCATCATAGAAAGATATCTTTGAACCTTCTTGTATTTGTTTATCTGGTACAGGTTGGGGCGTGAAAATTAATAATGCATTATCAAATATTGTGACTTTATTACTCAACGTCATTGTAGATATTGTTGGCTGTGAACCAATAACACCTGTTGTCACGACAGTAGTACCTGGTGGTATTTTAACCCCAGTTGTAGTTGAAGTCACGACACGACCGGCTACGATAGTATTACTGATGCTATCTATATTTATGATATTCCCAGCAGGAACATTAACCTGTTGGCCATTTGCTACTGCTGTCACTGTTGGAAATGGTGATGGTTGGTTAATATTACCAACGATGTCCATATACATTTGTGCTGTACCCTCATGCTTAATAATACTAGCATTGGCAAAAGTATCAGGTTCTTTATAGCCTGTGAATAATGATATGTCAACTTTAGTATCAAATAATCTAATTTGATCCTGTGCCCAAGTACTACCTTTTTTAACTGTATGAAAGTCATCTTCTTTATCCTTAACATAAAACACAGACTCTACTTCACTTACTCGTGTAGGTGTAGGAAGCCCTGTAACTGTTTCAGTTTTAAGAGGGTCTAGGAATAATAAAATACCACTATCGTTTGTAATTTCAAACGGTGTATTTAAATATTGAGATACTTCTGTTATAGTTTTTATTTTAGGTAACTGGGTTTTTTCTGTATTTTTATAAAATGCTTCACCAGATAAATCAAATTTACCTTCTTCTATTTCATTAACATACATACCAAAATATCTGTTGATAGTATAATCATCAGCAGTTGGGTCATCAAATAAGAATTCTAAATTTAAAAGATTTGCTATAAGTATTCCATTATTCTGAAATCCTTGCGTAAATAAATATTCATCTTGTATAATAGTTGAATCTTTAACAACAATATCATCGTATGCAAAATTACCACTACTAGTAAATCCACCATTTTTGTAAGATATACCATTCCATAAGATAGGTTCATCCTTTCTCCATGTCATATTAAGTGGTACAGTTGGAAATTCTTCTTGGTTTCTATAATTCCTAATATAAGAACCTAATAGAGTCCCTTCTGTTAAATCAAAAGTTTTGATAGCGGTACAGTTTTCTAATACCTGTTTTGAAAAGTTAACTGAAGTTTGTGCATTAGCAGTTCCTGCATCTTCAGTGAATGCATTTAAATTATTAACCCCAACCGGGTTATCTAATCTAAAAATTACAAATGCACTAGGTATTTGTTCATTTAACCACAATGGTGCTAATGTTCCTAAGCTTTGTGCATATGATTCTGAAGCAATAGATCGCGTGCCTGCAGAATAAAACATTTCATATTGGTTACCGTAATCAGATAAGATTGCAGTATCTTCATATTCTTGTTGAATTTCGTAAGCAGCTTCAATTGGAAACTTTCCACTATCAAAGAACCTATACACATCTTGATCATATGTACTAGTTCCATCAATTTTAAAAGCTTTAAATTTTTGAGAAGCTAGTCTAGTATTAGCACTAAATGATTCTAAGTAAATATCTGTTCCATCAGATACTATCTTAACATTAGCTGTTAACTTAGGATTAGTTCTTGCAATACTGTATGATGCTTGGTCGAGCAGTTTTTCAGCCATATTTATCTTTTACTTTTTTTATATATTCACCAAAAGAAAAAGTCAATAATCAAGCTACGCTTAATTACGTTAGGTTATAACTGCTAGTGTTTCCACCACCCCATGAAGTTCCATTATGAGCAGAGTTTTTTGATATAGCTGCTTGATTTAATGAAGGCCTTAACCCTCTCACAACTTTTTCTAAATCATACAACCCTTTAGTTACAGTCGCCTGTGGAAACTGTTTAATACTTAACCTATCAGATCTATAATTAGCAGAGATTTCGATATCAAATTGTACGACATCGCTATTGTTTGGGTATATGTCTATTCCTACTCGTTTAGCATAAGCAAGATTAACAGTATTACCAGATGAATCTCCAGCAATATTTCCTAGACCACTACCTGAAGTAACCCCAAAGTAATCAGACATTCTATATTGGAATACTAATGGAATACTAATTGCATTTTGTTGCCCAAAAGATACTATTTCATATGACTGTATCGCGTCCCCATCAACTTGTATATTCTGGTGATTATCAGATGAAACAAATAAGTAAGATCCGCACGATTGTTTACCTAGAGTATATTGGTCAAAGCCATCAAATGAAGTTTTTGCATTCCTACTATAATTAATTGTAGTTAAATTAGCTATATTCATCAATGAAGGGCTTGGTTGTAATGTTTGTATACCATTATCAAATGCGACATTACCTAGCGATGTAGTTAATGCAGCCAGCCCAACAATATTTTCATTTAGGTATATTGCTTGTTCTTTACCATAAGGGTCATCGATTTTAAGTGGAGCAAATTTAGATTGTCTAAACATAACAGCGGCAGTACCATTACCGGTCGCATTATTAGTTGTACAGTCTACAGCTGAACCGAATGCTGGTAAAGTTAATACATCTCCAGTAAGTGCTTCATACGCAGCTGTGTATGCTTTATAACTTTTTAACCACGGGTGAGCAATAGAAACCTGCACTACGTCATCTCCCATAACTCCTGGATAACCTGCAGATGTTGTTGGTAAACCACCAGCAGTAAAACCACCACCCCATATAAACTGAGTACCTGGTAGTGCATTGCTTGTATTAGAAGTAGCACTATAGATATTTTCAGTAGTATCTAAATTGACAGTGTATTCGTTACTTGGATTAATATAGCTATAGAAATTACCTTCTGCGGAAACATCGCTAAATCTACTGTATATAAACTGATTCTTATTCTGGGTTGATTGGAAAGGTGGTAATGAAACCATCTGACCATATTTCGTTGTTGCAGTTACTGAAGGATTGGTTAATAGGATAGGTGTAAGATCATACTTTCTAATTGTATTATAATCTACATCATCAGCTCTATATGTAGCCCTACTGTTTGATTGGTTAGCTGCGCTATTATCCAACCATGGGTATGTTGCCGGCAAAATTGTAGCACCACTAGTAACTTCACTTAGAAGTAGCGGTGAATATGATCCTGCATTTTCTGATTGTTTAACCATTCTTGTTCTACTACCAGTAATTCTAGCTATTAACTGTAGCGCGGTCTGTGAAGAATTTGCAATGTTAATGAAATATGTTTTTGAAATGATAGCCCCTCTCGGATCGTCTAGGTCTTTTACTTCTTGTGAATAGAAACCTGCAAAAACTTTAGTAACTGCATTCCTTCTTAAGTTAAAAGTATTCCCTGCATCATCAACTAACGTAGTAGTTAATTCACCTTGTGTACTATTTAATATCTCAGAAAACAGATCTAACTGATTTTGCATTTCATTCAATTTAGTAAATAAATCAATAGGTGTTTGATTCTCTGATAAAAACCCTGATGCTATTACCGGTGTTGAATGCGCGAAATAAGTTTCATTTGCAGTGAAAGAACTACTTAAGTGTGTAGGAAGGCCTATAGACTCTAAGTTTTGATTCAATGCGACTAGTGATAAGTCTTCTTTGTTTTGTGCCAAAATAGAATCTATTGCATTATCAGAACCTAAGTCTGCTGGAAATTCAACTCTTATTGCTGTACTCCAATCACTTTTTAATGGATTTGATGGCCATCCTGCTTCTGATATAGATGTCACTTGTATTTCTACCTGTTCACCTTTTCTAATTGGTATATCTAATTGATTAATATTAACTGAATCTGCATTATCATCATCTATAGCAGTCCATTCATATAAACCTGTTATACTATTTTTTGTTCTAGGTCTTAGTACACTATCAATAATAACATAATTTGAAAATGCACCTTGGCTAGTTCCACTACCATCAGTATAAGTAAACTGATTCACGGGGTTAGCTGCACCATCTGCAGAAAGATATCTATAACGATACTGAAATTTTATTATATCTTGTACACCTGTTTCAGGAGCTGACTTTTCCTCTGGCATTGACCAGAATCCTCTTACTCTATATTTAGGAGATACACTGCTTAATGAATTATCGCCAGCAGATGCATCAATCTCTGTAACTACTGAAGAATATAGTTTTGCTTGTGATGCACGTTCTGTGATAAGACCTTGTAGTGCATTCTTATCAGCATCTCGCTCAACTTCAGTAGAATAATTTGTTGTTTGTATTTTTTCTCTGCTCTGTGCAATCGCAACATCTAATTCGGTTAGTGTAGATTGTATTGTATTTTTTTGATTATTTAAATCTTTAAGTTGTACAATAGCATCTGAATTACTAACTTGCCCATTTATTAATGATACAGTAAAATCATCAGGTGATAGCACTGGTGCATTAGGGGTTAACCCTTCTCTACTAGTTGGGATTTTGTCTTGTGCGAAAGATAAAAGATATCTACCAAAATCAACTGCGTTCTGTTGGTAATAATCAGCTAAGTTTTGCTGGTTACCACTAGCATCGACTGTATTTAAATCATTAGTATAAAAACCACTACCCGGTGACCAATTAACTGCAGGCATTTTAGAATCTGGATCAATTGGTTTAATAAAAGTAACACATCTTTCATTAAAACCTACAGTAACATCAACTGCTAAATCATTAGCTATTGCAGATCCTATTTTCAAAACACTAGCCCCTATGCTTATAGTTCTCGTACCTTCTTGTAATCTCACTGTTACTGAGTTAGTACTTGAGTCTATTTGGGTTACTGTATATCTAGTATCAATCGGTGTCGATACGACTTCTAGACTATCACCAACCTTAAGCTGTACTGTATCAGCAAAGTCAGCCTCAGTGTCAGTATAGAATATTTTGTTAAGTTTATATAATTTTTGTGCTACAGTTTGTGATACACCATTAACTGTCTCTGTAAGTTTATCTTCACCGATTCGCAATACACTAAATTCACCAGAATATCTCTTATCTCTTGGTGGCAAGTCTACAACAGCTTCATCTAAAACATATGATATATTCTTTTCAACAATTTCTTGTAAAAAGGTATCATAAGAGATATCAGCATTTCCACTATATTGATTAATAAAATAGTTAATCTTGCTTTGTGAATTTGTATCTAGAATATATCTCTGTACAATTGCTCTCTCAGTATCAATTGGTGCTTGTCCTGTAATATCAAACGAAATATAAAGTAAAGGATTGATTAACTCTTCAAAAAACCAGTTAGGTTTAACATTAAATTCATTTATAGAATTCATTGCAGTTACATCCATTGCTTCTGTTGGTAACTTTGCTAATACAAGTTTTCTAAATGTACCGTCAGGTAATCTTATAGAACTGTTAGCATCATTAAAATTAGTAATAGTATTAATATTTGTATTTAATCTATCTACTGAATTTTTAAGGAAGCCAAAGCTTGGAATAGTAATCCTAGATTTAGTCCCATCGTTATTCTGTATATTAACAGTCACAGAATCTCTGCTTGATGTAATCGCTTGGTTAACTTTCTCAAAGCTCTCCAGCGAATTGTTAAAAAGTCTTAACAACTCAGGTAGCATTGTTTGTATAGAATTGTTAGTTCCTTTACTTGTTCCAGTTGTTGGTTTCGGTGTTGCAGCCATTATATAAGTTTCAATTTTATTATTTATTTGACTATGTCATAGACAAAAGTTAATACGCCTTGCTCTGTGCAAATTAAATCAATGATTGGTATATTACTTAAATCTGTATTTGGTATTGTTGCAGCTAATTTACCGTATGATCCACTGTTTAGTCTACTGGGTGCATCGGTATATAGCCTTATATTTCTTGATCCTATTAAAAGTGTATTATTAAATGTTAACCTCAAAGTTTGACCAGTTCTCCACTGAGTACCAGTATCATCGATATAGATATTAAGATCACCACCTGCCTCGTTTATAGTATCTAATCTTAGCATATTAGTATAAGTATCTAATTCAGTAAATACTTTAGGTTGTACTACATTTAAGTTTAATGGATTAGTAACAGTTATTTGTATATCATTATTATTTACTGGGACCATTAGCTTATATGCCTGCACATTGCTTGATACTTGTATTTGGTTTGGTGTGTTAGTATTAATAGTAATACCAGTTCCTTGTTGTACTACTGAAGTATTGTATTGTAGTTTAGTTGAAACTTCACCATTAGCCAATGCTTGAATTTCATCAGAGTTTTTAGCAATCAGATCCAATAGCGTAGTACTACTTGCAAAAGCAAGCGATGCATTATCGACTTTAGTATTTAGCGTTGTGATTTGTGATTGTAAGAATGCTGAAGTACTAACAGAATTTAAAGTATTTTCCATCGCAGCCAACCTAATTTCCATATCAGCAATCTCCAGCTGTTGTCTTTGGAATATTTGAGCAGATGCTTGTAACTGAGCAGATGCATCAGAGAAAAGACCCATTGAGAAAGTATTGTAATCATTTACAATTGTATCAACACCAGCAGAACCCGGTGATGCATCAAATCTTAAATTTATTTTAAAGCCATAACTATTACCATTTTGGCCAGTAGTTGCATTAGGTTTATATTTTGGATATCTTTGAATATAACCACCATCAGTTGTTGGTGTTACATTATCTAATAATAAAATACCATATAAATTAGTTGTTGTATTATCTGAATTACTCAAGTCAACCATATCATAATAAACCAACACAGCGTTGAATTCAAATGACTGAGCTAAATCACTACCATTAAATTGTGGTATTGTACTTATCGCAGGGTTTGTAGCTATCTGTTGGTAATCAGCAGCATTAAAATCTATACTAATTCCATCTAGTTCACTCCTCACATATGCAGAACCACTATAACCAGGAGGATTGCCGTAATCATTAGGATATTTTCTAATATTAGCATTTAATACACTAGTGAATGTTGTAGGTTCTGTGAAGTATGAATCCAGTGTACTTGGTGGAGTAGTTTCATCCATCCAATTTGCATTAGGGTCAGTGTATCCTGCACTATTAGGACCTTGTAATGGTTGATCATAATCATACCAAGCTAAAGTATCTAAACCTTGTGGGTGTATAGTTGCTGAATTTCTCCCGAGTATCCATTCACTTGTACCTTGAATTTTTAGTGATGGTTGATAGTTCGTGTCAGATATAGAATCAAAGAGTATAGTAGGTGTCTTACCTACCTCTGTAGGGACATTAATATACAACTCAGTATAAGCCTCTCCAGCTTTATCTACATTGTTTACAATATCTATAGCTCCTATATACTTTACGACTGGGTTATACTGTCGTGTACCTGTTGTTGCCTCAGCCTCTTCGCAAAACCTTGGTGTTGTTAAACCACCAACCTGCTCCAATACTGTTGCCTCTCTGAATCGCATGGCACCAGTTTCCTTTAACCATTTAAAGAACACTCGTTCAGTAACAGTTAAATTTGTAGTGTTATCATACCCTGCATCACTTATAATGAGTTCCTCTAAGTTTAATGCATAATTCTGAAGGCTCTCTGTAAAGTTAACATTAGGGTCACCTTTTAAACCACCTGCAGCAATCGCACCATCAATAGTATCAAACTGCATATAGTTTTGATATTGGCTAAATGTCGTTGGGTCCAACCTATCCATATCTGGTAGATTAAGAAGCACGAATTTAGAAAAGACTAATTTAAGATCATCATTATTGAGGGTCCTAGATAAGTCTTTAGCAGAGGATGAGAACGTGTAAAATGTTCCACCATCTGCTTGCGGTGTTTTAATTAAGGGCGTTGTTGCCATGTGTCGTTTTATCTTTTGTTATTATACTATTGTATATCCGTTACCACCTACTATATACCAAACCGGTAGTCCTCCGCCATTATCTATAGCTAAAAGATGTACAGTTTGACCTAGTGCATTCATTTGAATCTTGGTACCACCGCCAGATAACACCATATTGGCATTTCCTATTATATTTACAATATTTGATCCAATGCTATATGTAAAGAAAATTTCTTGTCCAATACTACCATTATTTAATTGTAATGTTAATTCCTTAATAGGAACTGATGGATCTGAATTACCAACCCTATACATAGTATAATTTGGTATTGCTGTAGGTGTTCCAACTTGTATTGTTGCAGGCATTCCTTGCCCTATATCATCCAATGTAGTTGGGCTAGTATCATTTCTGAATACTCCTCCACCTGACATAGTAAGATTACCAGTCATTCTAACATTTGTTAAAATATCAAAAGTACTAGCGTTAATATCTAGTAATATTGTACTCAAACCAACTCTTAATGCCTCTGTAGAAACATTATTTAAGTTAGTGATAGTACCTGCTGCTGGGGCAAAATATACCTCCATCGAATTGATCTCACTCGTGATAACATTAAAGTTATCATTTAGTACCAATCTCGATCCGGATAAAGAATCCGTTCCTAAAATTTCTGTTATGCTAATTGCCATTGTTTTTTGTTTGTTTTATATTTAAAATATTTCTACTTTTTTTATATTTATTCCCATTCGTATCAGTAAGTTCTAATGTTATCATATACTTTCCTGGGTCTTTAAAAAGATATGTTAGATATTTGCTTTCAAAATATATATCAGCCACTGACGAGTTAGTAGTATTAGAGATGGTCCATTTCGGTTCAGCTTTACCAACTATCCTACATTTATCATAGACAAACATCGCCCATGTCATTGGTGGTAGTGTTTTTCCATTATTAATAAACTTTGCAGTACTCCAGGTTGGATTACCTGCTCTACTCTGCCCTGATTTGTAAATTATACTTTCACACCCACCGGCACCGGTTACGTCGCTACATACTCTAAGACCATTTACATCTACCATATCGACTGAGGTAAAATCTCCATATACCCCATAATATCTAGACACTGCCTGGACAAAGATTTGATTACTTTGTGCATTCATAACTAAATTATAAACATATTTATTAATTATAGGATTTGTACTAACATTAAGTAAATTCACAGCCTGTGATAACGAAGTAATAGTAAAATCAAAATACTCTGTGCCTACTATACCTTTTTTATCTACTATCTTTAAATAGCTATTAGGTTGAATTTCATTAAATTGAAAAAATCCAGGACTATCACCAGTTGTTGCAGTCATGTCCCACCATAAGTGGTATGCATTATTCCAGTCAGTAGACTTTGTATTTAAATTATTCCATTGATACGGTCCGCTAAAACTAGCCTTACCATCATTTTGAAAATTCATTAATTGAAAATCAGTACTAGTTCCAATACCAAAAGTATTTAGAATTGCGTTAACTCTATCAAGTGAATCATATAAACTTGGAGTTTCGTCATCCCATGTTGTTGATGGTTCAATTGGTAGATCCCATAAAGAACCATAATCGTTCCAAACATACTTACCTTCGTTATTCCAATTATAGATTTCTTTCCTTCCTTGATACCACCCTGAATATTCTACTTGTCTTTCGTCTACACAAATTGCAGAGGTTTTAACTGATGATGAGATATTATTATATAAATCAAACAATTTCATCTCAACATTATAATCACCAACATAAGGAAGTGTTATTGGTAATGTTCTGTATGTTCCAATTTCCCCTCTTATATTATAATAATAAGCTGGTGAAACATCTGATGCATCTTTATAAACTGTCCATTCTATTTCTGTAAAGTTACCTGATCCAATACCCTCCCAAGTAAATAAAGTTTCACCTGGTAGCTGGGTTTCTGTATATGCACCACCGCTCACGCTGTTGGCCAATATCACAGACGTAACAAATCTATTAACATCATTACCATAGGACCTAATACATGGGCCGATATCGTTAGTTACTTGCGACCAATCAAACCATAACCATGGGTCTATTTGATTTGTCTTGAGTAATGCAACTTGATTATATAATGAAGTAGTGATACTTTGTATAGTATCACCAGCCACTACTGTATGTGTAGCACCTGTTGATGTTGCTGGGTCTGATATATTAAATACATCACCAATGTTTGCACCCTGTACATTAAAATCAAATGTAAAGAAATCGTTAGCATTATTTAAATCATCCCAAGTACTACCAACGGTATTCCATGTTATATTATTAAAACTATCATTTGTTAACGTTATCAAAGCCCCAGATTTAACACCAGGTTGGTCTGGTAAACTTCTAGACGACTCTCCTGGTACAAATTCAGCTTGCGTTCTATTCAAATTAGGTGCATACCTCGCAAAATATGCAGCATATACTCCAGCCACTGATTGTATTGTAACATCTCCACCATCCTGTAATGCACCTAATACATTATTAGGATCTGGTCCAATTGGTGGGGGCGGTAAAGTTTGTCCTGGTGTATAAGGTCCTGCTATCATATTAGCACCAACTGCTGCTTTACCACCAGCGAGTGGGGCAATATATGCATTACAGAAATTAATAACCGCTGGGCCGACTATAGCAGCCTCCTCCAAACAGAACGAGTTAAAGGTTCTAAGATCTTCTAAATAACTACACGAACTCGGTGATACTTTAAAATCTGTATTAATACCAACCTTAATTGTGTTTGTATCATTTCTACTTATTGTATTAGTTACTTCTAATAATCCAAAATAATCAGCCTCTGCTGTGATATCTTTAATATGAGCATTTAGTGGAAGATACTCTTTTTCTAGTTTTCTCTTTAAACCAAATAATTTGAGTAATACTTCCTCTATTGTAAAATCTTGAACTTCCTCAGTTACAGGTAGATCTTCATCAGTAAATTTATCTGGGTTTATTTTATTAATTCTATAGATAAGACTAAACATACTAGTCTTCCTAAAATTCTTATTAGGTAATGTTATGCTCTTATCATCAAATTTAACAGTAGGTGAAAACATATCAATTTCGCTACTCTGTATATAGGAACCGAATGTAGGTGAATTAGCATTTACATTTTTCCAGAATTCTTTAATCTTTAAATTATCGTATCCAAAAAACTTAATAGCATTTATCAAACCTTTGTATGAACCAATGTAAGGGTAGATATTACTACCTTCCATCATTATTTCTTTTCGCTTTAGATTTATTTCTACAAAATCAGGTAAAGCTTCCTTTAGGTTAGTATCTCTAAATATTGTACTATCAGCAGCAATAACATTATAACCCATATTCTGAGTCATGACTTTAAGTCTTTCGTCTTCCTCAATACTCTCAGACCACACAGTAAATTCTGCAACTATTGTGTTAGTGCATTTATCAGTAATCTGTAAAGTTCTCTTATATGTATTTTCATCACTCGAAGAAAATGCTATATTAATTTGCAATGCAACAGATCGTATATCACTAGTGACAATAAAACCTTCATTGTTTATTGTTTGACTGCCGTCATAATCCAAAGGTATAGTAAGCTTATCATATTTTACTAAAGGTGGACCGTCAGGTTCTTGTACTAATGCAGATTGTGTGCCTGTATTAAAATCTTTATCAAATTGAAATAAGAACACTTCTTTAGGCGTAAGTGTTTTCCATTCAGCATCCCATCCACAACCAGTTCCAGTAGGATCTCCAGTAGACCCATCTATATAATCATGGGGATATCCAAATTGAAAAGAATTATTTGTAGAATCCACCATTTTTTGCAAAATGAATAATTGACCTACTTCAAATAAATCAATAGATACTTGAGGTAAAAATATGTCACCAGTCCACATGTCAGCAGTACTGTCATAGTTCATATTGTAATTCTGTCCTTCTTTATCAAAGAAGTGTAAATGTTGCCAGCGATTCAAAGTCTTGTTAATTTATTTTTTGATACCATTTAGGTACTGCGAAGTTGTAAAAGATTCTTATATACTTAACTTTGTTAATATAGAATACCATAATAGGTGTTAAGTAATCTTCCAGGAATATCTTTATCTGTGGATTCTTAAACATATATTTTGACATCGTATTATTTAACAAGTTTTTACTATAATCAAATCCAGTATTTTTCAATACCCAACCCTCCTCATAAGTTGCCCTATATAAACTAGGGTAACCTGTTCTTCTATCTTTAACTGTTGCCATATTATTGTCCTTTCATTGTTTTGAGTGTTGGTGTAGCCTGCAGTCTCCCTGTATTTAACCCAGCAGAATTTGCACCAGTAGCAATAGTTGTGCCCCTGTTTCTCTGTGCGTTGTTATATTTTTCTTGCTGTATTTTATTATAAAGATTGTTTGCAATAGCTTCCTTATAGAATATATTAAGTGAACTGATTTTATTAGCTTCTGGTACATCTTCATAATAAGTACCATTCCTATCTTCCCAGCCACCCCTGATTATTGCTAATTCATTATTATCAATTACTACATCACCAAAGCTATCTAAACCTAACTGAGGGTCTTCCTCAGGTTTGAGTACTATTTTAGTATTCTCTATTAATACGCGCTGATCTGTTATAGGATCTGTGCCATATACAGGAACATAATAAAAACCATCTTTGATTGCCTGTTCATTTCTCTCAGATATAAAGAATACATTTACAGAGTCAATTCCCTCTACATTTTCAACTATAGAAATAATATCTGATCTTGGTATTCTATCTCTCCTATTTACATTTAGGAAATATTCATCCAAGTTTTTTCTTATTTCAATTCTCATACCATCTTTATCATGATCTTCGAAATATCGTATAACAATATTTAATGCATATCTTTGTATTACTGGATCAACTATTCGAGTCTCAGCAGTTACTACTTGTCTTCCACTTTTGTTTATAATTTCATATGTCATTTCCTTCTCATCAGCAGTCATTGTAAATTCAACCTCAGGTACACTGAAATAATCCATATCACTAGTAAGTTTCTTTTTTACATCAGGAATCAAAAACAAGTAAATAATATTATCATCATCTAAGTATTCGTCATTCTTTGTATTATAAGCATCTATGAATGACCAGAAATCATACTTACTTAAATAGTAAATGTAATTATTAGGATTAGCTAAAACAAATGAGTTACTTTGGTATGGTGCAATAAGTCTAGTAAATGCAGGATCTTCACTATCAGAACCAAACATCGGGTTTCTTGTAATATTAAGTGATAAGATTTCGTTTAAGTCTACTTGCTCTCCTGATGGATCAGTACCTGGTGTTGCGAATTTAATATCTAATTGCTTTCCTCCAATATTACCAGCATTACCTCTAGTTTTTATATATGTAACTCTAATACGTGAACCTAATGCAGGAGGCCTACCAAATTGATTGTTTCCAAAGAATACACTAAGACCACCATTTACACTAGTTTTAACCATTGCAGTTTTTTCGCCATTATTCATATCGTATAATGAATCTACTTTTTTCCATAATTCACCATCGACAAATACATCAACCAAATACTGGTCAGTTGGGTCTTTTGTAGTTAGATTATAACTCTGTAGTGCCAAACCTGATCCTGTAAAACTTTGCTCATCTTTCTCACCTTGTACTATTTCAACATTTACAAATGTTTTTGTAGTTTTATCTAACCGAATAAAATCACTGTTGAATTTTAAGAAATATGTTAATCCATTTTGCCCGATCTCAAGACTTGCTCCATTTATTATTTGTACATAATCCCCATTAAGAAGGCTAGATGCACTTGTGTTAAGTCGTAATCCAATAATACCCCTTGATGATATACCTCGTGTAGGGTCGTGTCCAGTTAATCTAGACAAACCGTAGATTGATTCGAGGTTTCTTGCTCTTGATATATTTAGTTCTGTTAGAGCAGCCTCAATATAGAAGAAAATCATTTCACCTAAGTTTGATACTACTGTTAAGATCTGACCAAATGGTGATGCAGGTGTAAATACCTCGATCGCTTGGTCATAGGTACGCGCAAGATATTCAAAAGAATCTTCGAATAGCTCAGTTGCTTTTATTCTTGTTTTGCTAAAAAATGACATTCAATTTATTTTTTTAAAAAAGGGCTCCTAATACTCTCTGTTCATTAACAAAAATATCGACTAGGGCACCATTTCGTTCTACAGTAGAAAAGAAGGTTACTCTAGTATTTACTGTAAAACCGTTACTAATCGGTAAACAATATGCTGCAATTTGCCCATTAATATTATTCTGTATACTAGATTCATTTAAAACTAATGAAAATATTAGTTCATCTAAATTAGCACCCATTCCAGGTGCTCCTAGTACATCGCCCTTTCTAGTAAAAAGACAATTTTCTATTTTTAGAATTAACTGAGATAAAGTATCACTTACTTCTAATGTATCATTGCTATAATTAGCAGTGTCCGGGCTTCGGCTGTACATATCTCTTATCATACTTTAACACTAATTTTTTATTATATATTCTCTTTTTAATTAATAGCTTTCAGATTATAATTATCCAGTGAAAAAGTAATCAACACCTTCATCGTTTTTAATTTCTTCAACTATTCTATCTACTTCTTCTCTACCCTCAGTTGAAATCATATCATAATTGATAGTAATATTACCTGGTAGATTAAATGAGAAGGTTCCTAATATTCTAGCTAATTGAATTTTAGCTTGCCCTATACAATATCTAATAAAAGCTTCATCTTGGAATAATGCACAATCAGGAATAGTTGAAAAGATTTCAAATATAACAGCCTGTTTTGGTAATTCACCTTGAAATCTAAACTTTTTAGTTAATCGATTATACGTGAATGATATTTGTGGTAATAGCGCTTGTCTAGCATTATCCATGAATAAGGAATTTACTACATAGTACATTAAATTTTCACTACCTAAACCAGCACCATATACATCGTTATAGATAAACTTATCAACTGAAAAATCTACATCTCCTGCATTAAAACCTTGGCTACCAAACCCACCATCTTCTCCAGAAAATCCACCAATCTCAAAAACAGCATTAACTGAGTATACTCTTGATGGCATTTGTACAATCCCCCTAGGATTATTGATTTGGTTTTTATTAGTTATAACTTCGTTAGCTTCTCCTGAACCAAAAGGAACACCCTGGTTAAATGTTTGTTTTGCTAATGCACCTGCAGGCAATGCAATATACATTTGCTCCACACTATCCTCATATATTTTATAAAAGTAACCCTTTGCTCTTTTAATTATATTAGCCAATTCTTTTTTAGGAACGGTAAATGGGATTTGACAAGCAATAGTTAGCTCCTCGTTAATTTCTTTAATTAATGCATCTAAGCATGCTGCTTCATCAGGATCATTACAGTAAGTATTTGTATTCGCCATGTTATTTATATTTTTTCTATTTCAATAATTTCAGTATTCTCAAATCTTGCAAGCTTCGTTGCTCTACCTTTTCTAAATATACCACCGTTCATCTCTCCACTAAAAACACCTCTTATACCAAAAACGTATGAATCTTTAACTCCAACATTTTTGCTTACATATGAATCTTCTAATTTAGAATCAACAACATCAGTTGCTCCAAACAAATTACACTCCATCATTGAAGAATTAATTAGCTCTGTACTAAATATATCACAACCAATAATATTACCTTGAATTTTAGAATCAACAATATCAATGCCTCGTATTTCAAAACATTTCATAAGTTCTGCATTTTTTAGTTGCATCCTACCAGTATCAGAATCATAATTAATCAAACCTTCAGTAAGACCTGCTTTGGTTAATAGTTCAAATACTTTCTCTCTCATTTTCGGGAAGTAAGTTTCGACTATTTGGTCATAGGTTTGTAAATCAACCATTAATTTGACTTTAGGAAAATTTCTTTTAAATGTTCGGTATGCTTTATAAGATTCTACAATACCTTTATGCTTTTCTAATATAACATCTAATTTTTTAATATCTTCTGCATTATAGACAGGATCAACTAAACTTTCGTACAAAGATATGACAAAATGTTCTGTCATATTCATTATAGTGTTATATTTTTTTTCATAATCTTTACCACCTAGATATCTAAATTCAATATAGTTCTGTGGTATTTTAGAAAAGTTTACTCCATAGTATTTCTCAGACACAAACATATAGTTCTTCCATGAAATTCTCTCAGGAGACGGTTGTGTCATTCCACTTAATGGTACAATAAATTTTATAGATTTAGCATAAACAGAATCCTTTCTATCAGGGAACGCTTCATATACTGCATTTTCATTGAAGTTAAGAACGAACTTACCAATATCTAAAGATGATACATTAGTAGGGGTTCCTAATTTCTTACCATCAAATGCAATATTAACATGAATAGAACAACGGTCATTAGTAGATCCGTTTTCTCTAATCCACTTTAGAGTTTTTGCAATGATTAACTTTGATTCGACAAAGGGCATTGGGCCTGTTACTAATTCGATCATCCCAGATCCACCAGAATTATCCGGCTCTAGTTTAAAGATTTCATCGCTGGGTGTAAAGTCACTGTGGGCTTTATCCTCAACTCGTATTTGTTTATTTAGAGTTTGGGAAAGGCTTCGTTTAACTTCATCCATTCCCTCATTGGCAAAGAATTCAAATTCTAAACCAATCTTTGATGCATATATAGCATTTAGCTGTTCGTTAGTGTACATGTATTTCCTGATTTGTTTATATATTCTAAACCAGGATTGCGGTTATGCCACGTTCATAGTAATCTTACGATCACTAACATTAACACTACCAATTTTAACATCGATAACATCGCCCTTGGTCAAGTTAGCAGTTTTTAGTTTAGATTTGTGGATTAAACCACTAATTCCTTTTTCTAGTTCGACGAATGCACCATACGAAGTTATCTTAGTAACTGTACCTTCAACAATCATCATAGGTTTATATTTTTCATCTATCCCATCCCATAGATCAACTTTAGGACCTAACTGACTTAATATAATCTTCTTATCTGAAATAATTTCTTTAGCCCAGAATTCTATTTCATCACCAGCTTTAATATCCCTGTTATCTAATTGCTCTTTCATCTTATCAGTTAATTCAGCTCTAGGAATTAAACCAGTTAAACAATCATCAAACTGAGCAAATACACCAAACTTAGTTGTACCTGTTACAAAACCAGTTCTAGCTTCTTTTATGTTTTCATCTAATTCATGAATCCTAGTAGGTATCATTGTTCTTAGATATTCTCTGTGAGATACTACGATAGTAGATTTGTCTTGTGAGTATGTAATAGGCATTACAATAATTTCTTTACCTACTAAAGAATTAAAGTCATGTAATTTGTTTAAGCCACCTAGTGATCCTGGCATGAAGCAATTAATACCTGCAACATCTACCCAATAACCACCATGTATAAGTTCCTTAACAACGGCAGTAAAACCAACCGTTTTGTTACCTATAGCATCCTTAATTTCTTTTAACTTAATATCCATCAACGCGTCGTTAATAGAGGCTATAACCTCACCAGTCTTTGTCGTTTTGATTTTAACATCAATTTCCATTCCTACTTGCATCTGTTCAACAATATACTCAGGTTCTTTTGTTAGAATACAGCTTGCAGTATATTTAGAATTAGTATCGATAGTTGCTCTTGTTCTATCAGGAGAAATATAAGTAATTTCGCCAGATGTAGTGTAAGATACATTATCTTCTGTTAATTGAGTTTTTTGTATAGCAGAATCTGAAAGTTCATACATTGCTAAACAATCAGCAGCATAAGATTCAGTACTCATTAGTTTTGTCCCTTTGGGAACTAATACTTTCATTACTTTAGTATCAAATGGATCATCACTTAATTGAATTGTGATTTCTTGCTCTATCATCTTTTTTATTTTTAAAGGTTGTTAACTGTATTATATATTAGGTATCTACTGGATGTATTTATTATTGTACACACCACTTATAGATTTGTTTCATTATTAAATTAAGTATTATGATAGCCCAACGTTCGGTGCTCCTGTACCAGATCCAACACCAACACCAGCCTGCGCAACAGCTGTACCTGCGGTAGTTACTGCGGTAGTTACAACCGTCGTTACCGTTGCAGATTTTACGAATGTATCAATTGCTGATGCCGCCGCGCTTTTAAAAGTAGTACCACCAATAGCCCCGCCTACACTAGCAGCAGAGTCAACAGCAGCCTCGAACTGATCTTGGCTTGAACCATCAGTAGCGGTTTGTTGGAAATTCAAAAACTCCCTAAATGCATCATGTAAACCAATTTCTAGAGCATCTTTAAATGCAGTGTCCAGTGAGCTCGTTAATGTCGCGATATCTAATGCCATAATTAAATTGTTTATAGTTTATATATTAGTCAGTAGTATTCTTTGCACTTAATGACGGTGCAGTTACTGAAGTTGGTGGGCTAGTTGGTGCTCCTAGATTTCCAATATGAGTATGTGCATCGAATATTCCTGCAAAAGTATCACCCTTGATAACTGCCTCAGCAGCAGCCTCCCCTAATTTAATCCTAGGAGAATTAATATGAGTTTCTCCAGTTGCAGTAACAGTAGCATTTACACAATTTATATTAACATCAGCAGAGTGAGTCATTGTAATATTTCCATCATTTAACATTACGATAGAATCGCCATTTGCATTTAGTATCTCTACAGAATTATCTGGTTTAATATTAATTGAAGTAGGTCCTTCTGTTGTGGTATAATCAATCATCACACCTTTCTCTTCAGTAAAGAAAACTTTAACATGTTCACCCTCCCTATCATTTGTAACTTCTGCACCATCTTCACCACCAGTTAAACCGAACGCAGTATCATAAATAAGCACATGTGAATTTTGATATGAAGCTTCTATCTCAGCTTTCGTTTCATCTGAAGGATATATGTTCTCGTGATATATCGGTTGGTAAAGATTTCCATTATCAAAAGTTATCCTAACGATAGATCCTAATTTTGGAATTTCAAATTTACCACTACCGGTATTACTACCACCATACATTAATTGATGAGGTCTTGACCACGGTAATGCAGCTGTTGGAATTTTGTATGCACTTGCAGGATCTTCGGGATCTACTCTATCATCCATTTTACCATACACTCTTACCCTACATCTCCCTTCGAAGATATCGTCTGCAGTATCTTCAACTATACCTACCCACTGAGTAGTTCTTAAATTATCTGCATTGAAATTTCTTGGATCTACTTTTCCCATTATTCAAAAATATTTGATGAGGCTAAACCTCCATTATCTTGCGCAGGCCCAGGTGCACCAAACGCATTTATTGTCTTTAACCCGCCGTGTGTATCTGTTGATGGATCATATGCTCTACTTGAATTAATTGTTTGCAATGGCGCAGCAGCATCTCCCATTGGATTATCACCGAGATTATTATTTATATTAGGTTGACCGAATGTATCTAGTGATCCACTCTGTCCTGCTGCCCCTAGTGCAGCATTTAACAAACCTTGTGGGTTTGCCAATGTTCCTAGTAATTCGTTTCTTAAACCAAACACATTACCCAAAGTAATACCTTGTATAGCGCTGTTCACCGCAGATGTTAATTTATTAGCAACACCTTGTACTGCATTGTCAAGTTGAGCTTTCCCGAACTGTTTAATTTTATCAGTGAATGATGGATTACTACTTATTTGTTGTTTACTAACATCCAAGCTATCATCAAAACCAGAATACTGTGACATCAGTTCCAATGAACCATATCCAAATTTAATTTCTGTTGATGCAACCTCACCACCATTATTCTTTACAGTGTCAAAAACTTTACCACTTGCCGCAGGATCAAACATACACTCAGTAAATTTAAACCTAATTCTTGAACTGTTTTCATTTACAAAATCTTTAGTGCCTTTTGTTGTATCACTAGGGTTTAACGCCTTTAGCCAATTTCTAACAGTTTTAAATCTTCTTATCTCATGTACATCTACATATACATCAAACCTCATTAAATTTTTTGGCAAAATAAATCTTTTATATTTCTCATCATATACTGCCATTCTATATAAATTAAATAATCCAGTCATTTTTAAATCTATAGCCTCTAGACAACCGATAGTAACTCCAGCTTTAAAATCTGCTCCAGTATATGGATCTTCTGTGAATTCTGTACTTTTACTCCAGGCTTCTAATAACCCAGTAATAGTTTGAAAGTAATATGGTCTAGTATTAGTAACTTCTAATAGCCCTTGTATGAATGCCTTCATATATTTCATTCGCTGAACTTCCCCAATCTTATGTAAGTAACCAACAGCTGATGCTTCTGCTGGAAATGTTGCAGGCGCGGCTCCACCATCCTCTGGTGTTGGCGGACCACCGAAGTTGTCTATACCTAAAGCATTTCCAACTTTATCTTTTAAGCCACCAAGCTTCTTAGTTGCACTATCAACTAACCCATCTAATTTAGACAGCGTCGGTTCAGGTGGTGGTTTAGAATCTGTAGCAACAGGGGTGTCTCCTATCCATGCAGCATTAAATAGTGGTGATGTAATATCAAACATTAAACCGAAGCCCAAGTAGGTCGGGTCATCTAATGCAGTAACACCATTATTACCACTACCTTGTGCGGATGTTGCGTTTTGTACAAATCTTTTTGCAAATGGGTAACTTGCTGGAAATGATTTACCACCTAAGGCACCACTAAACGGTCCAGCTATACTTGAAAAATTTGCCATATTTTTTAATTGTTTTTTATATTTATTATGTTGTTGGTGTGAACTCCCTACGCTGTAGTGTTAATTTCATTCCCACTGGTCCTGGTTTTGCATATACCCATTCAACACCAGAAATAACATAAAACCCAGTTAAGTATTCGTTCACTACTCCACTCTCTGAAGCTTTGTCATTTTCATCAGCCCCACCTTCTCTAGTCTGTGGTGCTTCATCTCCTTCTATTTCATCTTGTGATGGTGCAAGTAATACACTCTTTATTGGACTTGCAAATTCTAATATCTGGCAATAAATTCGAGTATATCTCATTAGAGCAGGATTAACAGTATCTAGTGATATGACCATTCCCATCTTATTAATCTCAGTTATATTTTGATAATTAAGTACTGTACTGTATTGATATTGCGCATGGACATTATCACCCTGTGTCCCTAGGTACTTATATTTAACTTGATCATTTCTTGGGCCTTCTACTTCACCATCTATTAACCTACCTTTAGTTGCAGGTATCATACCGGGTGTATCATTAGTCAATGGATCAACAAATTCACTTATCCATTCTTTAGCTTCTAAATCCCAATACTGAGTATATCTTTTATAACCATTAGCTTTGCTTATCGCACCACTCTTGTTAACCATTTGGTGTTTAACAATATATCTAGCAGTTCCCTGCATTTGAACCATGTTACTTAAATAGTTAGGAATACCATCAGTTTGCCCCTGTGCACCATCAGCTCCCATAGTATCACCGGCATTTGTAGTAAAACTTTGACTAGCTTCGATTGCACCTTCTTGGCTAAAGAATCTATTAACATCTACTAAAGTCAAATAGTAGTAAGGATCAATATAGCTTGTAAAAAAAGTTTCTTCATTCAAATAGCTATTTGCTACAATATCCTGTACCCAAGTTTCAGTAGTATCATTAGGATTTGTCCAAGTCATTGCATCTGCAGTATCTTCTACGTTTGATGCGAAACCTAATTGCATTCGCTCTGCTATGTTTGACAGCGCAGTAAAACTAGTTACATTTTCTTCATACTCCACCGATTCTGTAAATAGCTTCGGAACAAACATTCGACCTCTTATAAGATATTCGTTTGCTTCCTCACCACCACCACCGATTGGTTTACATTCGATTATAGTAAAATCTATTCGAATTGGTTTGAATGTAGTTTCATCACCTTGGGATCTAATATTAACTTGCATAAGATCACCATCTTTAGGATAAAATCTTGCTGTAAATAATCCATCAACATCTGCGAATTGTAATCTGCATGTTGGATAAAATTTATCATTCATTAAAGTAAACAAATTTAACCTATCCATCTGAACATCATACCCATTCACTCTTACTTCAGGTACTACTTGCGAAAATAGCGATGGTTTTTGCTCCATCGTTGAACCGTCAGAATTATCACTACCACTCTCCGCATCTAATATTTCCAACGGATCTAGTTCGATAGAGGGTTCTATAATTGTTAATATGTTTCTTTCAACTATACTTTCTGACATAACTTATTTTTTTGTATTATTTTTAGTTTTAGTCCTAGTTGGTAAATTGGCACCTAATAAAATTTTACCACCTGCATATATCTTAGCATCTTGTCCTTGTTGTAGCATGTTTGGTGGTATTGGTGATTTGACACCATTCTTTTTAGTTTTGGCTAATTGTGTTAATCGCTGTATTCTTGATTGATCAGGTGCACTTTGTCTATCAGTATTAGTATATTGAGCCAGTGTTTCGCTTGGTCTTGATGCTGCATTCGGTCTTGCATAAACTAACCCTTCATTCTTGAGCTGAGGTATAGCAAGAACATCCCCCTCAGAAACTGAAAATGGATTAAAGATATTATTAACTATACATATAGCGTCAATATATGCCCCTGTTCCAAAATACTGTTCTGATATTTTATCAACCCGACCGGCTTGATCTACTGTAACATAATGTAATGCCTTAACACCAAGTTCTCTATTATAACTAAAAGAAGGAGCTGATAAGTCATAATACTGCTCACCAGTTTCTTCTATGTTTAATTTATTTTTTAATTCTAAAGATTTAATATTCATTTTTCTTTATATTATTTTATGAACCGATTAACATCTGGGTTAAGTTACTAATATACTCACCTGTAACTGACATATTGGCTTCTCTGGTAGATTGCGTTGAGCCTTTATCACCCTTTGCATCTGCTGCTGTTGCTGGGTTTGTTTGCGAATCTTGTATATTTACTTCACCATTGACTTTCTTACCACCGTATGTACCACCTAAATATGGTGTCTCTGCTGGTAAAAGATCCTCAGCACCTTGTACTGTTGCATATATTCTACCGTTTCCAGCATTAAACATATTTTCTATATCACCCTTATCTCTTGGCTTACCATGTTTCATGTCTATATCAAACTTTACTTCCATCGGAAAATCATCATAACCTAATCCTGCACCCAGTGTCATTGTTGTTTTATCACAAACCATATTACCCATCATAACAATTGGATTGAGTGGATTACCAACAGTTACATGCCAATCACCAGTAGGTTCACCACTAATGAATGCCTTTGTTGCCACTGTACCAGTTTGCCCACCTACTTGACTTCCTAAAAATCCTCCAAGCATATTACCTAATAAAGTTTTACCTACAGTCTTTAAACCGTCTACAATACTGTTTGCATCAAAGTTACCGCTTGAATCACCAAACAAACCTTTCATACCAGTTTCAACATCAGTAACTACGCTTCCCATATAACCTGCAAAATCACCATTCCTTAATTTACTTACATCACCGAATTGGCTAGCTACAAAACCTGCACTACCATAATATCTATGACCACCTCCGAAGAACTGTGCATTGTTGGTAGTCATTGCTAGCATGTTACTTATAATATCAATCATTGCTATTTTAGGATTGACATAGCTTAATGATTTTAATTCATATTCAAAAGTAAGACTCATATCATTTTCAAACTTTAAACCACGATCTCTGATTGTAGTTTCATCTACTACATTTATTGGTCCTAATACAAAATTTGCATAAGTTGTACCTAGCTGATCTGCTGTTGATGAACCTGATCCATTTTGTGCTCTAAACTTTGCTCCAGAACTTACACCCTTTGCAGCATCTGCTGTTGCCTTTCCGATACCACCTAGCTTACTATAAAATGGTTGTTGTGTATAACCACCCCCAGCTCCACCAGTATCAACTGCTTCCATCTCAGCTTCCAATTTCTTCCAGTTTAAACCAAATGAAAATTTAAGTAACTCAGATAGTTGATTACCGGCAGTCTCGCCTAAGTAAGTAACAGCAGTAACACCAGCTACATGCGATGCATCTACTGAGTCTGCTTTAGCACCTCCTTTTGGTCTAATATTATAATTATAAATATTATCTGCAATAGGTGTAGCAAATCTTCTTAATGTTATTAAATGATTAACTGGTATTTTTTTATAGTACTTACCATACAAAAAATCAGCTGGTCGATAACTTATCTTTGGATACTTATCCTCGAAATAATTTATAATTTTTGAAATAGAAACTGTTTTTGAACCTACGTCACCACCCATAAGAGGGTTGTTTGGTTTATCTATAAAATGATCTCCTTGTGGTGTAGCTAAATCGCCATGAAAACCTTGGAAGTTAAATAGCGAATACTTATTAGCAATTGATCGTGGAATTTCTTGGTTTGCAATACCCATAGCAACACCACCAGCTGAAGCCTTTGCTCTCTCTACATAAAATAGCTCACTTGTTTTATCTGTCATACCTTTGGCAAACCCATTAGACTGGCCACCAAAACTACTTATCATGCTGTTGTTAGCCTTATTAGGACCAGGGAACATCGCATCATTTAAATTTTGTATTTTGTTACTTAGATTAAATCCCATAGAGTAAGGTTATTTTTATTATATATTTATCCTAAGCTATTAAGATACTTATCGATGTTCAAACTACTCTTGTCGAATTTATCAGACCAACCTTTTTTATACTTAGCATCAAACTCTTTTACACTATCTAGTGATAATGGACCTTTAAAGAATGGTCTTGTTGAGATGTCACGTATTTCTTTTAGATTTTTGGAAATCATATAAAATTGAACCTTTTCAAATAATTCAGATAAACCAACTTTAGTTTTAGTACACATCACAGATTCTATAACGACATAAAACCTCTCCCGATCTATATCGTTTAGTCTAGATTCTAATACTCTAGTAGTTTTAAAGTCATCTGCTTTGAGGATCATCTTCCTTGCTCGGTTTTCAAACACGTGTCTGAAATTCATATCAAAGAAATGTTGTTTTAGGAATTTCATATTATCATAAAACTTAACAATACGAATTTGGTAGAGTGGGTTAACTGGATCCCATTTGGAATCTAGAATAATACCTTTAACTGGTAAAAGTATATTTGGATTAGTGTGGGATGCTAGTAAGCAATATACAGTTTGTCCTTTATTAAATATTCTGTGGGTTTTCATTCAAATTCTATTATGTCATCGAATAGCTCAGCTGTGCCATTGACCATAATATCAGGTGAATGATAGATTTTATATGTAATAGGTTTTTTGGATAATGATTCTACATATTCTTGTATTCCATTAACAGTATCTTTATCAAGATTTCCTAATACATAAAATATTGTAGTAGAGATATTGCGACTTATTGCGTTTTGTAATTGTCTCATCAAATAAGAAGAGACTACTGCATCAGATGGTTCAAACTGGTAATAATCGTTTTTTGTAAGCTTGTTGAATATATCCATATAATTTATACACTCAATGCTCCTAGGAACATTACCTAAGAATGCTTTGACTCGTAATGCGTCTTCTGAGTATATGAAATTAAATTCTATATGTTCTTCTTCCATTCTTCTAATTCTATTAGCTCAGATTTAAGCTTTTTTATTTTAGATTCAATATCTTTAATAGTAGGTTCATAATGAGAGCCCCATATTGAAGTAATATCTAATACACTCTTATCGAACTTGCTACCAACCTCTAAACCTAGGTCTTCGCATAGATCAAAGAAGAATCTTTTTATATAACTTTTTTTATTTTTGTCAAGAGTATCAGCATATTCATAAACATCAGTAGAAGTAAAGTACTCTTTTCCTCCACCGTAATTATCATCAGTGACTTTCTTGATCACGCCATTTCTAGCAGATTCTAAAATTATCTTTACCATTTATGATCTTTGTTGTAAGTTTGCTCTAATTTCTTTGAATATGTTTCTAGCTGTTTTCTTATCAGCTTTCCATGTATTTTTATCTTTAATAGATATAAGAGCATGAGCTTCTCTTAACTGTTCTATTTCTTTATCAGTATAACCCTCTTCTCGCCATTTGGTAATCTTCTTAGCTTCAATTGCCTCCAATTTTGCAAATACAGCATTCTCATTTCGCTCTACATTCGCTTGGTGAATTTCATTTCCCTTAATCCTAATTTCTGTACATAGCTTGGACCAATCAGATAATGAAAGTTTACCTTTTTGTTTTAATAACCCTTGATGTTTCATTGCCATTCTTCGCTGGCTACGATTAGGGATTCCAGATGTTTTGTTATTTGCTTCGTTCATATGATTAATTTTATTATATATTACTAGTTATAAAGTGTGCTATTCGCCTTTGTACTTGCTCTCGATTAATGATTCAATACTATTATTTAAACAATCAGTTATATCATCTTTTGATAATTGATCTAAAATAAAATTTTTGAGTTCTGTTTTTACTTCATCTGATTCAAATGAGGTACTCATCAGGTCGTACATTCCCTTTGGTGGAACATTTACAGGAAATTCTAATACTAAGTCTATCTTGTTATTCTTTTTCTGTTTATCAAACAGAAGCCGTATTGGTGATTTAATCTGGGTTGCACTTTTGAGTGGTGCTATGTTTGACTGTTTACTTACACCTAACGGATCAACCCCTATTGAATTTTGTGGTATTAAAGCTCCTGCAATATCAGCATCTAAGTTTACTAGAAACTCATCTTTCAAACCTATTGCAATTCTACCACCTTCGTTAAAGTTAATCCACTTATCATCAGTATCTTTGAATGTAACTACATCACCAGTCAAGTCGCCCTTTATCCATTGCCAATGCTTAGACTCTGTTATTTCAACTGAATCATCATCGGTTATATTTTCGTGTTGCATTTGGTATCTATTTATTATTATACCTTAAATATAATAATTGTTTAAGAAACTTAGTTTTGTAAAATATTATAAACTTACGAGGTTTTTGCTAGTCGCCATGACCAACTCCACATCGCAGTTTTAGGTATAGCCTTATTTGTTGTATCATCAAATGCGATACCAACACCAACCATGTCTAATGCTGTAATTGCTTTAGCAGATGTCCAATCAATATTAAAATGCCAATTACCCTTCCCACTAGCATCTAATATAACCGTAGGACTTATACCGCTATTAAAAATTCCTGCTACGGTACCAGCTGCTGGAAATGGTAAACTTGAACTTGGTGGTGATAATGTGTCCATAGCCCACCGTACCCCAGTAGGATTCCCAGCATTACTCGGCGACGTTAATTGTGCAAATATAGACAACCTATAAGTTGAATCTACTGGCATAACAGTTCCACCGTGTATGAAACATGATATTGCCTCTGGTGTCCATAGCCCACCTGATGGTGCAAGTGCTAAGTCGGTATTACCACTAGGATTAACCGGTGTCCATGTTGCGAACCCATTTTTACCATTACCAGGACCAACACCCCATGCTAATTCCCTTCCACCACTTAGATTGTAATCAGGTGCGTTTTCAATGTCACCTAATGCTCCTTCATTTATTTGCCATACTGAAGATCCACTACTTGAGCCCGTTGCTCCGATTGAACCAGTTGCTCCAGTTGAACCTGCCCCAGCTAAACCAGTTGAACCAATACCGCCAGTTAACCCGGTTGCTCCAGTTGAACCAATTAAACCTGTTCCAGTTAAACCAGTTGCTCCAGTTGAACCAATTAAACCTGTTCCAGTTAAACCTGTTGCTCCAGTTG